GGATCACTAGTGCTTCTAGATATAGTCAAGACGTTAATAAGCTCGAAATTGCTATCATTACTTTAGTTAAGTCCAATGGATTTAACTTTACGTTTCTTTATTTAAAAGAATCGTTAAGAATAGTGATGCAATTTCTTGCAGGTACACCCGAGATCGGAGTTCCTCCTAAAGGAATTCGCGTTCGAGTGAACCGCCATGGGCTGCCTGTTATTATACCTCGTAACCTTCGTGTTCTTTTAGGAACAGTTGGGGAAAGTGTTATAGTAACTCGAGTAGTTCTAACCTGTCTAAGTATCTTCCGAGTCTTTCCAACTAATGTTAAACCTGACTTAGCTTCTATTATAGAACCTTTTTCCGGTTTATCACGTACTATCGTTATAGATAGAGTTGTTAAGAAATTCGTTGGACACTTCAAAATAAGCTTTGGTAAGGTAACTGGATTCATTTCTGAGTCTGCAGGCCCTATTTCTAAACGTGCTACTTGGGGTTCAGGAGTTGATGCTATTGCATTACTTCTTTATCCTAAGGTTGCATCGAGTATAGTTACGATATTATTTCGGCAAAAAGCCTATTTATATCTAGCTTCTTTAGTTAGCTTATGGATCGTGTTAGGACCCCTATATCTCTTATCGTATATGATAGGTGTGCAGTGCAGAAATCCTATTGGACGGTTATCTGTAGTCTATGACCAAGCTGGGAATGCTAGAGTCATTGCTATTACTAATTGGTGGATTCAGTTATCTTTGATTGGTTTACATAAATCAATCTTTAGATTTCTTGAATCTGTTCCCGAAGATGGGACACATGACCAATTAGCGCCTCTTGAGAAATTAAGAGGAAATACCAATGATTCAAAATTTTCCTGTTTTGATCTTAGTTCTGCTACTGATCGTCTTCCTATAGATTTACAAGTCGATATCCTAAATTCTTTAGGTATCGATGGTAATTTATGGAAACAGTTACTTAATATACCTTGGTCTTATAAAGGTAAAGATTATCACTATTCTGTTGGGCAACCAATGGGAGCGTATTCGTCTTGGGCAATGTTAGCTTTAACACATCATGTGATTGTTAAGGCAGCAGCGCTCAATGCGGGTATTGCGAATTTTTGTGATTATGCTGTACTTGGTGATGATATCGTTATAAAAAATGATATCGTTGCTAAAGAGTACCTTATAATTATGAATATTCTCGGTGTTAAAATTAATTTGTCAAAAACTATTACATCATCCGATGTTCTAGAATTTGCTAAACGTATTTTGACGCCAAACGATGATCTTTCACCTATCGGTCCAGGAGCAATCCTGGCCGTTATGAGAAAACCAGCGTTATTAGGAGCCTTATTCCATGAACTTACATCTAAGTCTGTGGTGACTGCTTCTGAAACTGTTCGTGAGCTATGCTCGACCTTGCC